GTTTGAAAAGTCGTTGATCCCAATGTTTGATGAATTTTTTTGGCAAATAATGGTGCCTCTCTCTGCTAATAAATATTTATAACAAGGAGAAACAAATGCAAAAAGAACAAGCACAACAACTAGCACACAAAGTCCAAATGATGCAGAAGCTCAAAGGCGATCGTTGGCATGCGGAACCTTTTATGGTTACCACTAATCAATACACCAAAACAAGATTTGAACAGGATGAAAACATAACATCAACAGAACTATTGGAGCGTTACGGCGGTAACCTATTGAAGTTTAGGGAGCAGTGCGAAAAATACGGACCATCACACACAGAAGAAAACCTATATGTAGAAGACGAAGACGATGTAGAAAGCTGGATATCAGACGAGTATGTGTACATGGAATGGTTAGACACATTGGCACAAACTGATGAAACCATAGTACGCAATCTGCTCAACGGTGTAGACTTTTGTGCATGGGTGCAGGAACGCATTGACGACAATGGCAACAACACATACCCAGAATTGAGGCGGGTATTACAGTCAGTCAACGACAGCCGTTTGCCATAAATACATGCACTACGCAGGAGGTAACATGGCATACAAAATGAAAATGTACAAATCAAAGAGTAAAAAAAGCAAAAAGTCTAAAAAGAAAACATACAAGAGCAAGAAAAAATATTAATGGCAGAAAAAAAACCACTTAATAAACCTATGCGTACACCAGGCGAAAGCAAAAAGTTTAAGGTGTATGTAAAGAATCCATCAACGGGCAACATCAAAACAATCCGTTTTGGTGATCCCAACATGACTATAAAGAAATCAAACCCAGCACGGCGCAAATCATTTCGTGCTAGGCACAAATGTAGCACAGCAAAAGATAAAACCACAGCAAGGTATTGGTCGTGCAGGAATTGGTAACATTCAACAAGTTTGTGTACCGCAAATACAATTTAAAAGCACATACCCTAAGTATGTACCTTGCAACACAACACAATGCACTAGCAACCTTGCGTGATTGGTTTGCTGATTATCGTGCATACTGTAATCAACATGACTAAAAAAATTATGATAACAACACTTTCTATCTATTGGATAGTGTTGTTATTGATGCACATACTAAATTAAAGATAAATAAGTTTGTTGAAGCGGGATAACACTAACTAGTGCCCCAACACAACAGGGTTTAAACTATAGTTTAGAACTGATTGTGCAGTAAAGAGAACTTGCAAAAGCCTTGAAACCACAGATCAACAATTCCAAATTTTTAGTTAGTTTTTAAATTAATACTTACACAAGGAGAAACTTACTATGGCAGTAGGCGGAACAGTATCAAACGCATTTATCCAAATGTGGTCTGATGATGTAACTCACCTAGCACAACAAAAAGCATCAAAATTACAAGGTGCTGTTAGAACTGTGCGTGGGGTTGTTGGATCTCAGTATAAATTCCACACACTAGGTAAAGGCGGATACATCAAAAACAAATTGAGAAATGCAGACATTTTACCAATGTCAGATTCAGCATCTTTCTCACCACCATCACACGGTGATTCATACACAGGCTCAACAGCGGCACATGCCACTGTAGCGGCTACTATGAACTCGTTTGTTACTGGTGAATACATTGAAGACATAGATCAACTTAGAACAAATGTTGATTACAAACAATCATACCAAGGTGCTATTGCGGCCGCTCTTAACAGAGCATACGATAATGAACTTATCGCAACTATGGACGCGGCAACACCAGGTACAACTGTAGACGCAACAGCGGCTGGTCTTACCAAAGCAAAACTTATTGAAGCGGCAGAGGCAATGAACTTAAAAGACATTCCTATGGGCGACAATAGAATTCTTGTTATTTCACCAAAAGCGTTAACAGACATGATGACTGATACTACATTAGTATCAAGTGACTATGTTGCAACACAAGGTTTACAAACTGGTTTTATTCCAAACATCATGGGATTCAACATTGTTGTATCAAACTTGTTAACAAACACAGGTGCATCATCAAGCAGAGCTTGTTATGCGTTTGACCGTAACTCTATTGGATGTGCAATTGGTAAGGACATTACATCAAGATTTGATTATGTACCTCAAAAAGTTGCTCACCTAGTAACAGCAGAATTTACACAAGGTTGTGCAGTGATTGACACTGACGGCTTAGTGCAGATTGATGTTGCTGAGTAATACGAACTATGGTTTAGGGCGTACACACGCCCTAGACTGCTAATAAATATTAGTAGAGGATACATTCATGAGCATGACAAAAGAGAAAATAGCATCACAGGCACTTATAAGATTGGGTGCTACACCCATTACAAGTTTTACAGCCAACACTAGAGAAGCGAGTGTAGTTTCTACTATGTACGATACTGTAAAAGAAAGTTTGTTTAGTTATGCAAACTGGAATTTTGCTACTAAAAAAGTTGCACTTGCACAATTATCAGAAACAATTTTAGACAAAAGATACACAAAAGTTTACGCATTACCATCAAGCATAGTCAAAGTAGTTGGTTTGTTTGATGCTAACGGCTTTTATGACACAGAATATTCAATAGAAAACAACAAAGTATACACAACACTTGGAAATGCAAACTTGGCATACATTGAACAACAAGCGGAAGCAGATTTTCCTGCATTCTTTTCAGAAGTTCTAGTAGCAAAGTTGGCATTTGAAATGTCAGAAGCAATCACTGGTATTGGATCTATACATGAGCGACTTTATCAAGAGTTTCAACAAAAGTTGAGACAAGCAAGAATTAGTGACGGACAAGAAAATCCACCTAGTTCAATAATTGGAACAGGAAGTTTGATTAGAGCTCATCAAGGGCAGTACATAGTGAGAAGTTAATGACATTAAAACAGACACAATTTTTATTTACAAAAGGTGAAGTTGGCCCTTACATGGAAGCAAGGGCTGATACCAACATATACAAGGCAGGTTTACGCACATGTAAAAACTGGTTAATACTTCCGCAAGGTGGTGTTAAACGCAGACCTGGTTTTGAATTTATTGATGACCACCCTGTAACCAATCCAAACGGACCTGATGCTGGTTTTGACACAGCAAGTAGATTGATTCCTTTTAATTTTGGTAATGAACAAGAGTATGTGTTGGTGTTTGAACCCACTGCTGTGCATGTTTACAAAGATGATTATCATCAAACATCTATATCAACCGGCATACCATGGGACGCATCATCATTACCTGAATTAAAATACGCACAAACACTAGACACAATGATACTAGTGCATCCAACATTTAGACCATACAAACTTGTAAGGGGTGCAACGCACTCTAGTTGGACTTTAAGTGTTTTAGATTTTGATTATGTGCCACTTACTAACTTTGCATTTGACAGTGGCATAAATGTTACAGCAGTTTCTACATACGGCAGTGGACATCCACAAGCAGGCAGTGGTAATGTTGAAGCAGGTGCAAATGTACAATTAGATTTAAGTGGCGGAACATATCAGTGGACAAATGCTAATTGGCCAGATGGACATGTTAATCAACACATTTCTATCAATGGTGGACTTGCAAAAATACATCAAGTCAACAATGGCACAACAGCATACTGCACAGTTGAAGAAGAATTAGTTAATGATGATGATGTACTTAGAGATGAATGGGACATTGATGCATTTTCAAATTTATCAGCAACATATGGTGGCGGTTGGCCTAGAAGCGTAACCTTTCACCAAAACAGATTAATATTTGGCGGTAGCAGAGACAAACCACAAACTATATTTGGCAGTCAAAGTGCATCATATTTTAATTTTAAACCAACCACAAAAACAATTGAAATAGAAAAAACTACAACAACTTCATCAGGCACTAGTACAATTACAACAGAAGAAAGAACAAAAGGTAGTATCACAGATGACGCTGGACTAACTTTTACAATGGCCAGTGATGAAGTAAATATTATCCATCATTTAGTTTCTGTACAACAATTGTTTATTTTTACAAGTGGTGGTGAATGGTTGATGGAAGGTAATCCCGTAACACCAACCAGTGTTAACATCACAAGACAAACTAACTACGGCATACTAAACAATCATCACAAACCTGTTATGGTTGATACAGAAGCAATGTTTTTGAGTGGACAAAAAGAACTTAGAGCTTTTGCATACAACTACAACACAGATGGTTATCAAGCAAAGAACTACACACTTGTTAGTCACCATATAATTAACACACCAAAAGATTTATGTTTTGTTAGATCATTTGCAGACACAAATTCAAACTATGTGTTTGTAGTAAATGGTGATGGCGAAATGGCAGTTATGTCAATCAATGTTGAAAAAGATGTATTGGGTTGGAGCAGAATTGTAACAGACGGAACTTTCCTTGCTTGTTGTGAAGTTGATAACGACTTGTATGTACTTACAAAAAGAACAATTGATAATACTGAAAAAGTTTATTTAGAAAAAATGAGTGACAGAGAATTTTATGTGGACTCATATTTGGCAGAGGAAACAACTTTACAAAATGATTTAACACTAGACCATTTACCAAACACAACTGTAAGAGTTGTTGCAGATCAAAGCGTTCATGCAAATGTAACATTAGATGCAAATGGACAAGGTAATTTAACTGGAACATTTACAAATGTTGTGGCAGGATTGCATTATGATTCAGCAATAGAAACTTTACCTGCAACTGTAATTGTTAACCAAGCATACTCACAGCGTGGTGAAAATATTACAAAGAAAAGAGCAGACATAATTTTAAACAACACACAACAACTTAAATTTGACGGATATGATGTTGGCTTTGAAACATTCAATTCAACAACAATAAATTCTACACCAACAACATACACAGGTACAAAAGTTGTTTACTTGAGTGGCAGTGGTCCTGACATAACACTAACAGCAAATGTTGATGAGCCGTTGAAGTGTACAATATTAGGCGCAACAATTGAATACAAAGTGCCACTTGGGACACAAGGATAAGTATACATAAGGGAAACGAACAATGAGCTTTTTACAACCAATTTTAGCAACACAAGTAGGAACAACCACAGTTGGAAGTTTATTAGCACAATCAGTGCCATATATCGTTGGTACTGTTGCTATGACACAAGCCTATGGACAAATGGCACTAGGTGATGCTGAAGCAAAATTAACAGAGTACCAAGCACTTAACATGGAACAAGCAAGTGCTATTAGAAGCAGTGAAAGAAAAAAGAATATGCGTAAAGCAATTGGAACACAACTTGCGTTGTATTCATCTGCAGGCATTGATGTAACACAAGGTACACCTGTTGATGTTATGAAAGACACAGCAAAGGATTATGCATACGATCAGTACATAGATAATTTTGAAACACAAAATAGAATTTACAGCAACATGCTACAAGCCAAATTCCAAAGAGCGGCAGGTAGACAAAAAGCAGTTGGTAGTTTGTTAGACTACGGTACTAGATTTGCATTGAGAGGATAATATGAAAACAGACCCGTTAGACCCAGTAACAGGCAGAGTAAGAGGCAGAGGCGCTAAAAACATGAAAGTAAACACGCCACAGCCACAAGCACAAGCAAGTTTTGTAAGACCACAGATACAAGACAACATAACACCATTATTAAAAAAAGTTGTTAGTGCAGGCAATGATTACCTTGATAAAAAAGCCAGTGCAGAAGGATTAGAACAAGGCACAGCAGATATGGCCGCTTCAAAAAATTTTGAAAATGCAAAAACAAATTTAACAAAAGCAGAATCAAAATTTAACACAATTAGAGGTAGTGCATACAAAGAAGGTGCAAGATTGGCGTTCATAGTCAAGGCAGAAAATCAAATGACAGAAGGCCTAAACATAATTGAAAGAGAAAATTTAGACAGCCAAAGTTTTACAAAAGCCGCTGAAAAATACAAACAAAAATTTATTAAAAACCTACCATCAAACATGATGACTGGTATCACTCAAACATTTGACAAAGCAATTATGGAAAAAAGAATTGCACTTGAAAATGCAGAGTACCAAAAAGAAGTTGCAGAAAATACAAAAGTATTACTTGATCAAGTTGTATCAAACACAAACAATTTTGTAACAGCATACAAAAATGGTGAGGATGTTGAAAAGATGGTTACTGACAATATGGTAATTATCAATTCATTATACAACAATCAAAAAGTTATAAACTTAGATACTGTAAGCAAATTTATTGACACAGATTTTAACAATCTAGCACAAGCAATGATTGAAGCAGAATTTGAAAGTGAAACAACTGTTGAAGGAAAAAAAGCATTTGTTGAATCACTATTGAAAGATGGTGGTGCTGACATAATCAAAGACATACACAAAATATATGGTGATGAATTAAAAGCAGTATTTCCAAAATTTAAATATCCAAACAAAATAAATGAAAGTTTGATTAAAAGTTTAACAACTGGTTTTACAGCAAACATCAATGGTGACATAAAAAAATACAATTACGAAATAAACAAATATAAAAAAACAACAAATGTAATTTTAGAACAAGCGTTAGAAGATGACATTTCAGTTGATGATGCTTTACCAGATTCAGTTATCTTTCAAACAATGAACAAATATTTTGCTAACGAAGATGATATAAAATCAATTACAGACAACAAGGCATTGTTTGCATTAACACAAGAATACACATCAGGTTGGAAAGACATGAATGTTGGTACACTTGGTGTTACAATAAAACAACACAGAGAAGACATAGAAAAATACACAAATTCTACAAATTCAGAAGATCAAACAAAACTAGTTGCACTTAATACTGCAATAGACTTTTTAGAAAGAAAAGAACAAGAACTAAAAACTTTATTACAGAGAGATGCAAATTTTTATGAAACATTAGAGTTTGAATCATTTGATAATCAAAATCCTGAACATGACGCAGAATGGTTAGCAGAAAGACAAAAAAACGCCGCAATACATATGGGTGTCCCTGTTAACATTGTGCCAATTATGAATCAAAAAGAAATGGGATCTATTGTTGCTGGTTTACAATCAAAAAACTTAGACGAAATGCGTAGCACAATACAAGCAATCAAAACATTAGAAATAGATAAAAATATTAGATTGTACAATTCAATATTTACAGTTGATGGCATTGCAAAACATTCACGCTTGTATGAACTTGCTATGACAACAGAAGGTGATCAACAAAATTTAATTATGGAAATGATTATTACAATGGACGAATACAAAGAAAGCGTGCCTGATCAAGAAAATTGGCAAAAGGCGGGGCTAACAACTGTTGATAGTTTGAATCCAAAACTTTTAGCAGACCCAGATTTTATGGCAGAACACGCTGACAAAAGTATTATTGAAAGAAACAAAGTTTTAGAATTTTACAAAGCAGTTATATTGCATCAGTTTGGTGCTAATCCAAAGAAAAAAGGCATGACATATGACAATGCAAAAGCACAAGCAGATCAATTATGGGCAAGTGGTTGGAAAAAATTATCAATTGCAAATGGTAGTGTTGATATAAGTGTTGGACAAATTGATGGCAACACAATTACTGAGGAATCATTAAACGCAACAATTGAAACTGCAAACAGTTCATTGGAAGAGCCAATTGACAACCTAAGTTTAAATATTGCAAACAGCAACAACACATTAAGTGAGATAGAAGATGCTGTCAAAGATGGCACAGTTTGGCAACAACAAGGTGATGAACTTATACTTACACAAAACAACAGTGATAGTGATTTAGGATTTGCTGGGACTGGTGTTACACAAATAAATCCTGCAAATGAAAATGGTGAACAAACAGCAACTGATGTTAAAATTGATTTAACAAACAACACAAATGAAAGTGACACACAAAGCACTACAACAAACAAACATTCAGGTCCTGCTTGGAACAAAGATTTTATTATAAAAGATTTCAAAGACAATGATTTGGTTATAAAAAACAATGAAGATGTTGATGCTGAAATAGATGAACAAGTTATAGAAGTTGGTAAAGAACTTGATGTACTACGAGCTAGTTTGTCAGAAGTTGAAACAAGTATAAAACAAATCAAAAAAGAAACTTTACAAGGTGGTGCAGATAGAAGTGATGAACTTGAAACACTAGAAAATTTAGCGGCAGAAAGAAAAGAAGAAATTGCAGATTTAGAAACTGTGTATGGTCCTATAACAGGCAAAATTGATAGAAATGAATTAACAGAAAACTTTTACAAAAACATACATCTTGAAAACAATTACAATGCACCTGGTGTAAAAAATGTAACAGCACACACTGGCATGAAAACTACACAAGTTATGAATGGTATATTTTTAAAGAACATACAAAAAGGTGCAACATGGACAGAATGGGAAATGGATTACCTATCAAAATTTGGTGACTATCAATTGTTAGCCAACAAAGAAATTAGAAAAGAATTTATTTCACAATGGAACTTTATTAGAGAAAATGGTGGCTATGCAACCAAAGGCACAGGTGCAAAAGTATCACCAGCAGTTAGTACATATTTGATTCTAAAAAATATTAAGAAAGAAATATTTCCTAAAATGACAGAAGATCAAATCAATGACATGAACTACTGGGAAGAATACAAACAAATGAATTTGTGGGAACAGTTGCTTGAAACTAGAACTTTACCAAGGATGTAAGGAGACACTATGACAAAGTATAATGTAAATTGGTCTAGTGTTGATCCTATACAACAACCACAAGCACAATCCACACTAGGACAAAATATAATAGCACCGTTTCGCAACAGCAGAAACTGGAGCATACTCAATCAATTAGAAGCAACAGCAAATGAATTTGGATTGCTAGGTGATCAAACACCTATTGCAGAAGAAGATTGGACACCATCACATGAACTATGGCGTCCTAACACAGAATGGGATCCAGAATTGACAGTGGCTGGTGCATTGCAACAAGCATACACATATGATTTAGAAACATACAATTCAGACATATACAGAAGAGCAGGCACTTTAGGTAAAATAACAAACATTGTGTCTGGCTTGTTTACTGACTTTGTGATTGATGAAACAAACTTAATTCCGTTTGCAGGCGGGGCATACAAAGGCATAAAACTTACACAAGGATTTTTAGCAGGTGCTAAAACTGGTGCAAAAATTGGTGCAGGATTTGGAGCACTACAAGTTGGTATGAATCCATATGTAACAGAAGTAAGAGGATTACCACAAGCAGACTCAAGTGAACTAGCAAAAATGTTTTTAATATCAACACTTGCTGGCGGTACATTTGGTGGCATTGGTGGCGGTATTGGTGCTGGCTTACGAAAAAGAGCATACGACAAAGAAGTTATTGATTTTTCAAATGTTAAAGATGATGACGCACCTATGACGCCTAAACAACAAAAGAAAATTAACAAATTAAAAGATGGTGAAATAAAAATATTAAAGAAAAACTTTTTCAATGATGACTATGGTGCAATGGATTTTCCAAACATAAGTTTAAAAAATTCTGCAATATCTCAACCTATGTATTTTGACAAAGATGGATTTGCTACAACGGCTGACAACGCATTTATTATACTAGAACCAAGTGAAACGGGTGTACTAAATTTAACTGTTAGAGAACTAGACAACAGAGTGTTGAATGCAATTGCAAACAACCTAGTTGATGACAGCATTGCCATAAATGCAAAAAACTTTGGTAATGGAGAATATTTTAAAGTACTACCGCGTGAAAAAATTGTTGCTGAAAGTGTTTCAGTTGTAGAAAAAAGAGCAGGTAAAGATGATAGCGATATTACTAGAACACCTAATGTACCTACAAAATACAAAACATTAAACGCCGCAAAATTTGAATGGGACAGAGCAGACGAAGTGCAATGGCCAAATTGGAAAGGTGAAATTGGCATAACAATAAAAAAAGGCGTTAGTGATGAATTTAGAATTACAAAAGATGAGCGTTATGTTTTTATTTTAGAAGAGCCCAAAGCAGGAACTACAAAAACAGAAGATGTAATCTTGTATGGTAAAGGCAAAACACCATCAGGCGAAAAAATTATTATTGGTGAAAAAACAGTTGAAACCACAACTACTAGAGTTGAAAGAAACGCATACGCAATTGAATACAGCGATAAAACAAACAAAATTAAAGGTTGGAAGATAGAAAAGAAAACAGGTAAAGAAACACCGTTGTCAGAAATGGAAGCGTCAGTTGTTTGGTATAAAGCAATGACTCGTCAAAAAAGAAAAAAATCAGATCCTTTAGTTTATGTATTGACAAAGAAAATGATTGATGAAGATGAATTTGAATTAACTGCAGAAGGCAGAGTTAACAATCTAAATTTTGGTAAAGAAGTTACAAAAGAACTTACAGTTCAACAAAGCAACAAAGCAGAAATAAAAAAATTACAAAAAGAAGGTTGGAAAATTAGTAAGAAAAAAACTGATCAAGCAAATGCTAAAAGAGAAACTAGCATTGATGAAATGTTGTTGGTGTTGAACAATCTTAGGTCACAGAAAAAAATAGAAACTATTGATGCTACAAACACACCTACAACAATAGATAAAACTGCAACACCAGAAGAACAAAGTATGCAAATGAAAGGTGATGAATTCAACAATGTAACTTTAGAAACACATGAAGACATGGCCAAAAGTTTAAACATTTCAAACAAAGACAGTGAAGCAATATTTGTATCTATCAAAGACACACAAAAATTAATAGACGAAGGACTTACACTTGGCAGAAGAAAAGACGAAGAAGTACACTACTATATGAAAGGCAATGGCATACAGCGTCGCCTGTACAGAACTTCAGAGCGTAATGACAATGGTGATTGGGTAAAACACGACAGAGAAGATATAACAAACATTAGAGATGATGTTGTTGCAAATGCAAACACCAACAATGCGTTAAATAAATTAAAAACTGCAGATGACACAGAAGCACTTGAATATATTAGATGTGTGCTTCAAACAAAATTAGGAAAAGCATAACATGGCATTAAATTGTAGAAACACTTTTACAGCAGGTACGCTAACTGCATTAGGACAAGAAAACATAAATGTTTTTGATGCACACCTAGAAACACAAATTGATGTGTTTATGGACGCATTAAATTTAACAAGTGAAAAAAGAGATGTTGTTGTACAAAAATTAAAAACAACGCCTGCTAAAAATGTATGGCGTGATTTAGATGATGACGGCATGACTGCATATGAATATGTACTTGATTACGCAACCAAAGAAGTTTTTAAAACAAACAAAGAACAATTTGCTAGAACATTTAGTAGCACAGTAAGAGCGGCACAAATTCATACTAGAATACAAGAAACTATGAATTGGTTTATGAGTGATGAATTTACCAAAGCAAAAGAAAGTATTAGCATACCTATACCAGGCTTAACAAATGCAATTGCAAATGCACACAAAGGCAAAAAAGAAGATTTATTTTTTCAAGTTATGATGGGCTTGTTAGCCAACAACAATTTTCAAAAAGGTTCTGGATTAGAAGATTTAGTAACAGCAAACATGGGTGCATATTTTTGGACTGGTGTTAACAAACACATGGAAGCAATAGATCCAAAATGGTATCACCAATTCAAAGTAAAAGACGCTAACAAAGATACACTTGTTAAATTTTTTGAAGACAAACAAGCACTAGCAAAAAATGGTGAAATGGCCAACAGCACAGGTGGTAATGGCATACACTGGGAATTGCACAAAAGAATGCACAAACAGTTTATGGATTTTGTTAAAGAAAATAATAGAAATGGTGGCGATGAAAATCAATACAACTATGCATCAAGACCTATATTTAATCCACAAAAAATTGAAGGCAAACGAGATGAATTTATAAATGAATTAGCAGAAGCAATTGACGACATAATGATTGAAAAAATGTTTCCAGGTGAAACATTTAAAGACATATCTGCAAAGAAAAAAGAACTAGCAACACAAGTTTATCAAGATGTAATTGATTACAAAGATACATCAATACAAATGACAGAAACACTTAACAAAAATGTTAGGTACATGATTTTCAACAGTGGTGAAGCAGAATTTAATTTGCGTAAAAAATATTCAACAGAGGATGCAATTAATTCTGTATATCATCAAATGGAACGAATGGCAGAACAAGGTGCGTTAACTAAATTAGTTGGTGCTAGTCCTACAAAATTTTTTAATGAACTATCTGGGTTAATGAATTCAAATGCAGAACTAAAAGGATTTGTTAATGGCGAAGGTCACAATATGTTTAAATCACATTTACTTGCTAGATATGATTACAGCAAAATAAACAAAAGCCAACTTGCAAGAACTTTTAGTATCATGCGTAATGTAAACTTGTTGCACTTGGGTTATGTAACAATGGATCAAGCATTAGTTGAACCATTTTTTGCATTAAGCAGATACATGACAAAAACAGATGTTGGCATTGTTGAGGCACTAAAAGCAACATTTCCTTATTTGCAAGACAAACAAAAAAGACAAGTAGCAAAAGATTGGGGCTATGCACTAGAAAGTATTATGGGTGCAAGTATCATGCGTTTTTATGGAACTGCAAAAGAAGGATTAACACAAACATCTGCACAAGCAATGACACAAGCATTTTCAAATAACTTTATGCGTTTTATGGGACAGCATTGGTTATCAGATGGACAAGCGGCAGGCGGTTTAGCATTGTTTAGAGGCATGGTTACTAAGGCACTCAACAGTGGTAAAAAATGGAAAACTTTAAAAACAGAACAAGCAGGATTTGTTAGAGAACTAGAAAGAGCTGGACTTACAGAACAAACATACAATCAAACTTTGCAAATGTGGCGCAACGGTGAATTAGCAACTGAAGGTAAATTTGACATAATGTTGTTGCGTGAAAAAGAAATGGAACTTGCAGAAGCAGGTGTAAAAACATCTAGAACAAGACAGTTTTCAACTTATGACGCATGGCACAAATATTTTGGAACACAAGTTGATGGCATGGCTAGAATTAGAGGTGGTGACATGGAGCGTATGCGTACAAGTTGGTACCAAACAGATGATGGCACTACAGCCGCAGTTATTAGAACATTGATGGTGTTTAAAACATTTTCATTTGGTGTTGGTAGAAGAGTATTTGGTAGAGCAATGCAAGATGGTGGCATGATGGGCGTTATGGGACAAGCGGCGGCCATTACAGTTTTTACAATGATACCTGCAATGATGTACATACAAATGAGAGAACTTTTAAACGGGCGTAACCCATACGACATAACAACCAAAGAAGGACTTGCTGATGTTGTAACTGGTGCAGTTACTAGAATGGGTACATTTGGTTCGTTGGCAGTTATTCCAATTGTCGAAATGATGATACAAAATTTTACAAAGGCAGGATTTGCAGAAGAACTATTTACATCAAGAGATTTTAGAGATGATGCATTTAGACAAATACTAGGTCCTGTATTTTCTGCATGGGCAAACTTGTTGATATTTGATGCACCGTGGGCAGGTGGTATGAGTAAACTAATTAAAGACCCACCAGCATATGCAAATAATTTAATAGAAGATGCTGTAAAAATTGCGGCACCAACTGGTCCAATTATTACAATGTTTAGATACATGTTGCTTGATGCAGTTGAAGAAGCATTGGATCCTCGTGCTTACAATCGCAAAATGAAATACAGAATGAAAGAAGGCCAAAACAGAATTGGCAACAATTACGAGTGGAACTTATTGGACTAAATACATAGGAACAAGGACAAACGATGGCAGTATCAAACACACAACCTAGAATTAGTTATACAGCAAATAACTCAACAACTGATTTCCCGTTCAGTTTTGAGATAATGAATACAACGGACATACAAGTTTATCAAGACACCACGCTACAAACATTAGGTACAAAAGCAGAAGCAGTTGCTTCTATAGCCGCAGGCGCAGTAACAAGTATTACTGTAGGAAACGGTGGTACCAATTACACAGTAGCACCAACGGTTGTCTTGTCAGGGGGCGGTGGTGCTAGTGCAACAGCAACAGCGACAGTAAGTAATGGCATTATAACTGGCATTACAGTCACTAATGGCGGCACAGGATATACAACTTCCCCAACTGTTTCTTTTACGGGTGGCGGCACAGCGTATGAAATAAATGACACAACTGAAGACACAGCGTCAACAGGTACGGTAACATTTAGAACAGCACCTGCAAGTGGTACATTAACAATTATATCAAATAGACAACCATTTAGAACAACTGATTTTGCAGTTGGTGGTACTATAACAGCCTCACAACTAAACAAAGAATTTGACAACATCAATGTTGCATCAAGAGACAATAAAAAATTTAGAGATCATACTATTCATATTACACCAACAGATGCTAGTAGTTTTGATGCAAATGGTAATGTTATTGTTTCACTAGCTATTCCAGATGTTGCAACTAGAGCAAACAAAACTTTTAAATTTGATAACAGTGGTAATTTAACTACACAAGATTTAGTAACATCAATAAATGAAATTACAGATGTAGACACAACTGGTGTAGCAAACAACAAAATATTAAAATACAATTCAACAACATCAAACTTTGAAATAGCAGATGATGAAGGTTGGGTTGGTACACAAAATTTAACAGTAACGAATGGCGTAAGCCTATTAACACCAAATGGCAACAGTGGCATAAGTTGGATAACAGATGGTGCATTTGGAACTGGTGTTGATTACATACAATTAAAAGACACAGCAGTTGATGGTAATTTAATACCACTTACAACAGACACAAAACAATTAGGTACTTCAAGTTTAAGATGGCAAGCAAACATTCATGATTTAAATGTTAATGGTACAATAACAGGCATTGACACTGATGATGTTACAGAAGGTACTAATTTATATTACACAGATGCAAGAACAAGAGCGGCTATTAGTGTTAGTGGTGATTTATCTTACAACAGCACAACTGGAGTAATTTCAACGCAAGGATTAGCAAGTTCAACAACTGATGATCTAGCAGAAGGTTCTACAAATTTATACTACACAAACACAAGAGTAGCTAATTATTTAACTAGCAATGGTTACGACACAGCAACAAACATCACAGCATCTATAGTTGATTCAGCACCAGGCACACTAGACACATTAAATGAACTAGCGGCGGCTCTAGGTGATGATGCAAATTTCTCAACTACAATAACAAACTCGATCGCAACAAAATTAGCAACAGCAGATTTTAATAGTACATTTGACACAAGAATAAATGCAACCAGCATTAATGCATTATCTGATGTAAACACAAGTGGTGTAGCAAATGGTAAAATTTTAAAATATGATTCAACAACAAATAAATTTATAATTGCTGATGACAGCAATTTTTCAAACGCAGATTTTGACACAAGATTAGCAACTAAAAACACAGATGATTTAGCAGAAGGCAATAATTTATACTATACACAAGGTAGATTTGATAGTGCATTTAGTGGAAAAACTGCAGATGATTTGGCAAATGGATCAACAAATCAATATTATACAACAACTTTGCACAATGCAGATTTTGACACAAGACTTTCAGCAAAGTCAACAGATGACTTAACAGAAGGCACAAATTTATACTACACAGACGCAAGAGCAGATGCGAGAATAAATGTTGCAGACATTGATTTGTTAAACAATGTAACTGTTACAAATATTCAAAACAATGACATTCTTATTTTTGACAACACAACATCACCTAGCACATGGAAAAACATTGCAGGTACTACAACAAATATTTCAGAAGGCACAAATTTATACTACACAGACGCAAGAGTGAGTAACAGACTTAGTCAATTAACATCTGATGATTTGCCAGAAGGTACTACAAATTTATACAACACCGTATCAGGTTTTAACACAAGATGGGACGCAAAATCACTAACAGACATTAGTGATGTTACACAAGACACTGGTGCAAATAGTTCTAACAAAGTACTAAAACAATTTGATAGTGATGGTAATGGCACATGGCAATGGCGCAATGAACAATTAGATTTTAGTGAAATAAACAATAATACAAATGCACCATATGGAACTGTTTGGGGACGAACTTATAATTTAAATGGCACAACTGGTACAAATGGCGGTGCGGCTTTTAATTACTTAACAGTTTTAGGTAATCCTACATTACAAACAGCACATGCAGAGTACAATGCAGGTACAAATCCAACACCATTTGATGACATTGATGTTAACAAATTTTTAGTTATAAAAAGTGATACAGATGCAGGATTGAGATCAGATCCAAATGTAGATTTAAAAATATATGCAGGTACTGGTGGTGATTTAGAATTAAATCAACAAATTTGGCCATCATCAGATGGTACATCAAATCAAGTATTAACAACTGACGGAAGCGGTAATCTAAGTTGGAGTACTTTAACAGCAAGTGGAACACCTGGATTAGTAGATGTAGTTGATGATACAACTCCACAACTTGGTGGAGCATTAGATGTAAATGGATACAGCATAGTTTCAGCATCAAGTGGCAATATAGTAATAACACCTGATGGTAATGGCAAAATACAACTTGATGGATTATATTGGCCACAAGCAGATGGTACAGCAAATCAACTTTTGCAAACAGATGGCAATAGTAATTTAAGTTGGGTTGATGGAACATCAATAGGTATGAATAATATTGTGGAAGACACAACACCACAACTTGGTGGAGATTTAGATGTTAATGGCAATGACATTGTTTCAACATCAAATGGTGCGATAGATATCAAACCAGATGGTACAGGTGCTTTCACCGTAGACACAGAAGGCAATTTAGAATTCAAAGCAGGGGTATCAACAGGACCACACGGATGGGGTTATTGGGAAAGTGATGACAGCATTAAATTTTTACAACACACAGCACCAGACATTGGCGGTAACTATGATATTGCACAAGGCGGCTGGGGAGTAGGTTATGCTCCCGTGCATATACAAGGTGGCGTAAGCATTG